CTTGGTCCGGATGCGATTGGGTACGATGCCGGCCTTGAAGACCCGGTTCTGGCTGGATCTATCGCTCGCGGTCGACAACCGCTCGAACGAGCCCCTGGTGCCCCGTTGAGTAAACTCGTCCCCATCTCCCACGAAGAGGCGATCGACCTGAACTATCCGCGCTGTTGCTTAGGCTCATCGCTCGGTCTCGGGACTCGCGGCATCTACGCCGACTTCTACCTGGTCGATGAGCGCCGCCGGCGCAGGCATCGGCGAAAGGCGGCTGCCCAGCGCCGCGAAGATGCCCGATGGTGGGCAGAGATTTTCTCCAAGCGCCTAGGGCGCTCAGTCAGCTATGCGCACGCGCGCACCCGCAAGGTGATCTATTCCACGCCGCTCAGCGTCATGCCCGGGATCTCGGGTGCGAGGCCCGGTGTGATCGTCCTCGACGACCCGCTCCTGGGAGATAGGCATGGCTGATGCCTACACGCAGCTTGCGAGCTTACGCAAGATGCTCATCGTCTCGCGCGAGCAGTTGAAGGAGCAGCTCGCGGACGGCCGCTCCGAAGAGAAGCATTGGGAGATCGTCGGGCGCTGCAAGGGCCTGAATTGGGCGATCGACAAGGTGAGTGAACAGATCAAATCAATCAATGGAGATTCCGATGGCGACACCCCGCTCTGAGGCCCCCAAATTCGATGTCGAGCGCGCGGCCCGCCGAGCGCTGCGGGAGGTCGCCCAGAAGCCGGATCTCCTGAAGGAAGGATTCCCGTTCGATCCCGGCTGGGTGAACATCGTGGTCGAGCCCATCGAGCCACGCACGGTGTCCGACGGCGGCATCGAGGTCGTCGATCTCTCCCAGCAGGCAGAAGCCATCCAATGCACCGTCGCCCGAGTGTTGAAGGCGGGCCCCGCGGCCATGGAAGGGGTGACCGCCTCCGGCATCAAACTCTGTAACTTCCACAAAGACGTGCAGACCATCGAGCAGTTGATCGGCAAGTACGTGGTCTACCAGCTTCACTGCGGCCAGGAGCTCACGCTGCGCAGGACCGGCCAGAAGATCCGTGTGCTCAAGGTGACCGATCTTCTCGGGATCACCGATGACCCGCAGGCCTGGAAGTTCTACATTTGAAATCTTGAAGGTCCGGCCACAGTATCTCCGTAGCCTTTAAGCGGTTGGCAGCCCCGAGAGCCGCGCAGCGGTCCGCCCCGTCCTCTCTAGCGGGGTGCCTCCCGTCCATGCGCGGTCTGCCTCTTCACATCTGACCTCCTTGCCCATCCCTGCCAGTGGCTGGCATGTTTTCTTTTTTTGACCGCGAATAGATTGCGAAAAGCCCGAACCCATTCGAGGAGCCTTCGCAATGTCAGAAGAGAGTCAGGCCCGTGCCAGCCGGCGCGCCCCTGAGACCGAGGTCTCGGTCGATTTATCCGAGAGCGATCCGAACAAAGCGGTGACCCGCCGCTCGAAGCCTGCGAACGATATCGCCGCCGGCGTCCGGGACAACGAGGACGGCAAGCGCTACTCACCCTCCGAGCGCAAGATGTTCACGCGGATGACCAATCTGCAGAAGAACTTGACCCGTCAGTTCGATCAGAAGTTGGCCGACCAAGAGGCCCGCCACCAGCAAGAGCTCACCGAGATCAAAAAGCGCTACGAGGGCGTCTCCGTCGAGCGCGGGAGCGATCAGGAGGCGGCCACCGCTCATGAGAAGGCCATGAAGGCCTTGGAGGAGCAGCTCGCCGCCGCAAATGAGAAGGGCGATTCCGTGGCCGCCGCTCGCATCACCGCCGAGATGATCAAGGCGGATGGTGCTTACCACGCGAAGCTCTCTGGCTCCCGGCAGCGTGCCGATACGGCGGCCCCGGGAACGGCCCAAGGCCAGACCCCGCAGGCGCGAAAGCCCGCGGCCACGGGTCCCACCCCAGCCGGCTCGCGCTTCATCCTCGCGAACGAGGATTGGTGGGAAGACCCCGATTTTGAGATCGAGAAGCAGGCCGCGAGCGCGCTCTACATCAAGCTCGTGAACGAGGAGGGCTTCGACAACAACTCCGATGAGACCTTCAAAGAGGTCGCGAGGCGCTTGAAGGATAAATTCAAGGACCTACCCGTCGTCGCAGGCCGGCGCCGCGGCGGGGACGAGGAGGAGCCTGACGCGGAGGTCGAAGAGGGCCGTGACCGTGGCGAAGGCCGCCGGCGAGCTCCCACCGGCAACATGCAGGACCGGGGCTCTGCGCAGGGACAGCGCAACAACGGCAGCCGCCGCATTCTCACCGAACAAGAGCGCAAGACCATGATCTCCGTCAATTTGAACCCTGACAATGACCGGGATTTGGTCCAGTTCCTGCGGGAAGCCTCGGCGATGGAGGCCTCCGCATGAGCGTCATCGAAGTAGGCTGCGCCCCCGGCGCCGGCGATATCCGCGAGATGAAGGTGCAACGCGAGGCCAAGAAGCCCGCGATCGCGAGGCAGCGCGCCGAGAGCCGCGCCAAGGGGGCCGGCAATGCGCACGCGGTCGACCGCGGCCATGGCCCCTCGGTCAACCAGCAGGCGAAGTCCGCCCACAAGGTCGTCACCGTCGATACCGGTGCGCAGCGCTCCTGGCGCCGCGCGTACTCGCTCCCCTCCTTTCCGGATCCCCCGGGGTACTCGTACTGCTATATCGCGCGCCACAAGCGCCGGCATGGCGATGATGCGGGGCTCCTCGCCTCCTTGCGCGAGGGCTGGCAGTTCGTCAAGCCCGAGGAGATCGACGAGGACGACCTACCCGTCGAGACCTTCACCGGGCGCCTCGCGAAGTACGGCGAGGTCATCGGGGATGAGACCACCATCCTCATGAAGCTCCCCGACTACATGAAGGCGCAGCGCGATGCCCACTACAACGGCAACCGCGACCGGGCGACGAAACAGGTCACGAAGAAAAATCCGGGGCTCGATGTCGCGAGCCCGGCGATGCCGTTGGTCGAAGACCGCAACGAGGTGAGCCACAGCTTTGACCGGATGCGCGCAAGACGCCCCCGGGGCGATGCCGGGGCGGATGCGTGAAAGCCACCCACTTCAACCATTTAAGAGGAAGAGCGATCTATGGCAACTCCAGCCAACATCAATAACCCGTCCGGGTTCACGCCCGTGAAGCACATGGCGGGAGGTACCCCGAACCGGACGAACACCTCGGGCGACTATTCGATCGCCGGCGCCTTGGCCTCCAACATCTACCGCGGAAGCCTGGTCAAGCCGACCGGCACCGGCAACAACATCGATGTGGTCGCTGCGGGTGCGAACCCGTCCTTGGGCTCCTTCAAGGGCTGCAACTACGTCGATGCGGGCGGAAGCGTCCAGTTTCGTCCCTACTGGGGCTCAGGACAGACGACCGTCACGGGCTCGACCGTGGAAGCGTTGGTCTGGGATGACCCGGAGCTTCTTTTCGATGCCCAGGTCTCCGGAACCGCAGGCCTCGCCAACACGAACATCGGCAACACCGCGAACGTCGTGATCGGCACGGGCTCGACCCTGACGGGTAACAGCGCGGACATGGTGGATCAGTCGACCCTCTCGAACTCATCGACCACGCAGCAGTTGCAGATCCAGTCGCTGCGCCAATTGACCAACAACAACTACGGCCAGTACGCCCGCGCGTTGGTGACGATCTTCCTGCACTACAAGGGCGCGGTCGCCGGCGCCGGCGTCGTCTACTAATCCAGTCGCTTCAACGACTTAAAAACGGAGTAAGCAATGGCAATTTTACGAAGCGACGAACGCAAACAGCTCCAGCTCGGCCTAAATGCCGTGGTGGGCCTGGCCTACAACGAGTACCCGGACCTCTGGCCGGATATCTTCGTCGAGTCCCCGTCCGAGAAAGCGTACGAGGAAGACGTGATGATGGCGGGCACCGGGCCCGGACAGACCAAGCCCGAAGGCTCGGCCATCGAGTACGACGACATGTACGAGACCTTCGTGTCGCGCTACCAGCACGCGACCATCGTCAAGGCGGTCGCGATCACGGAGGAAGCGGTCGAGGACAACCTGTACCTGACCATGGGCTCGCAGATCGCCCGCTCCATGGGCCGCTCGATGAAGTACTCGAAGGAGTTGAACAGGACCAACATCTTAAACTACGGCTTCGCGAGCACGAACCCGGGCGGCGATGGCGTGCCGCTCTTCTCGACCGCGCACCCCTT